GGGAGTTGTGGACGGATTTTAAGAGCACGTCTCCTGGGAGACCCTTCTGGTCTCAACGAAGGGGAACGGAGAGCGATGGGCGAAGGCACGGGCAGCTTGGGCGGTTGGTATGTCCCTGAACTCGTATCCTCCTACCTCGTAGACCTAGCACGAAATAAGTCGGTTTGTATGCAGGCCGGAGGGTGGACTCTTCCGATGGATGGATCAGAGATTACCTTGGTCAAGGTCGTCACGGACCCTACCAGCTATTGGGTGAAGGAAGGCTCCAGCATCACGGAAAGTGATGGTGCTTTCGAGCCTATTCATCTCAAGGCCATCGTCCTGGGGGCTATCGTGCGGACCTCATTGGCACTTCTCGAAGATGCCAGCAATGCAGGGGCAACCCTGGAGAATATGCTTGCATCGAGCCTTGCACTTGAACTAGACAGGGTGGGCTTATTCGGCAACGGCAGCAACGAGCCTCGTGGTCTTTGGGAATGCTCTGGAATTAATGAGTATTCGATGGGGGCAAATGGTAGCACGCCGACATCTTATGACGCCTGGTCTTATGCAGCTCAATATGTAGCGGACGATAACGGTGAGGCAACGGCGGTGATTATGGCACCCAGGACCTACTATACTTTGGACAGACTCAAGGAAGGCACAACCAATGCGCCATTGACACCACCTCCCAGTTATCAAGCACTCAAGAAGTTGGTAAGCAACCAGATCGGTGTTGACCAAACGCAGGGAACACTGACCACCTCTTCGTGTAGTTTCGTAGGCGATTTCAAAAATATGGTTTTCGGAGTGCGGAAAAATGTCACGATCGAGGCAACCCGCACGGGGGGAACCTCCACCTTCGCAAACGTCCAAGCCTTGATTCGGGCTTACATGAGAGTTGACCTTGCTATCTTGAGGGAGAACCACTTCACCGTTATCAAGGGTATCAAGGCGTAACCAATAACAAGGCCCTTCTCTTCGGGGAAGGGCCATCACTTAGACTTAGGAGGATCATCATGCACAAATTATACGAGGGCGTAAAGATAGATATAGGGCTAGTTTCCCAGGCCCTCAACAACACGAATGCCATCGGCAAGTACCATAATATGCAGGAGTTTAGGAAGGCCATTGCCATCCTCTCCGGGGGGGCTATGGCGAAGGGCAAAACGAGCAAATTGGAAATTTTCGAGGCAACGGATAACGCTGGAAGTGATACGGTCCTCATTGCCGGTGCTTCTGCAACCATCACGGCAAACACCCTGGTTACCGAGCTGACAATTACCCTTGCAACCGTACTTAACGGAGAGACCATCACTATCAATGACCTCGTTTTCACCGCTCACACAGATACGACCACCGTTGCCAACAGAGAATTTTCGATAGCCGGCACCGACACCCAGGATGCTGCCGAGCTGGTAACTTGTATCAACGACCCCACTTATGGGGTACCCGGCATAACTGCTTCTAATGCAGGAGCCGTGATAACACTCGTGTCCACGGAACCAGGGGAGACCCTAGTGACGGCAGCTACCACCGATACGACTTTTACCGTGGCAACTACCAAGGCCCAATGCTTCGCGGAAATTGACCACCTCGATATGAGCGACGGATTCACTCACATCGCTTGTAAGGTGACCACCACGGCAAACAGCAACGTGGCAGTAGTACTCCTTCGAGGAGTACCACGGAAGGCTGTAAGTCAGAAGGTAGGCGCAAGCGCAGCGCTTTAAGATTGGGGCGCCCGGACCCGAGGCGCTTTCCCTTCGTCGGGAGGGGAACAATTTCGGGCCTTTCATTGTTTCAGGGGTTTTCTCATTTTTACCCCTGAACCTCCTTTCCAAGGGCTTCGGGCGCTTTTCTCCTTTCCACCCGGAGCCCTTCTTATTGTTGATAGACGGGCGTTAGCGGGTGAACGATATGGAGGACCCCTACCTTAGACCCCTTGGAAATGAAAAAGTCTTAGTGTGTGCAATCCTCGTAAGCCGTTTCAAGGTTTACTGGGTTTCTTGCACAATTCGGCAATATCATGGGCGATTTGTGAAAGACCTTCAAAGGTTTTAATCTCCAGGATGCGGATAAGGAACTCAACGTAAACCTCGCTGGTAATAATTCCCTTGTCGAGCAACACATTGATGATTTCCTTGATATTGCTGAGCTTGATTCTGAAAAGTACTGAAGCTGTATCATCTCTCATGGTGGTCTCCTCCATGAAAAAAGGGGTTGCCTTCATCGGGAGACCAGGAAGACGCCTTTTTAAGACAGCTTCCAACCGACTCCGGCAACCCCAGTTTTAAATTCAAAAACGTCTCCCCGGTCTCGTCTCCATTATTGCACAGAAGGGGAAGGAAAGGAAGAAAAAATGCCTCTTGACAAAATGATGTTAATATGATATATAAATAATGTACTTTTAAATGGAGGATTAAACGGATGAGAAAACGATTAACATTAGCGGTCTATTTTCAGAGTACAAGGGATGTAGAACTGTTGAAGCGTATTAAGGAGTTTTCTAAAGAGCAGAACCTTTCTGTTTCCCGTGGTCTCATCCAATTTATTAGGATGCTAAGAGACCAGCTAGATTTTGCTATTGAGGAAACCAGGATTTATGAGATTCTCTTGACTATCGAGGACCCGGAGGAGAGAGAGAGGATAAGGCTGGGATATATGCACGCCCGTGAAGTACGGGAAGAGAAGAGGAAGGCAAAATACAAGTGGTAAAGGATACCCCTTTTCAGAACTATCTTGACACTTTCATTCAGAGGATACCCCGGTACACGGTGAAGTCGAAACAGGGATGGAGAACCAAGAATAAGGCTCTTTCTGATATGCCGATTAAGGCTCACCTAGGGGGAACCTATGTAGTAGGTGTACTTTCGAGGTGGTACCCTCAATATGCCATCCTCGACATTGACGCAAGACCAAGGGAAAAGGCAGAGGAGATAAGACTAGCGCTTGGTCTCGATGAGAGCAATAGCATGATGTGTGCCAGCGAGAGCGCCAACAGCTACCATGTTTTGACTCGACCCCATTACAATGGCAACCCTCCGACTATTCGACTCCTTCACAAGGTCCTGGACGGCTTCGGCGATCGGCACGGGATAGAGATATTTCCACAGGCTCAAAGGGCAATCCGTCTCCCTTTCGGACCTCACCAAAACTGTCTCGACCCTGAATATGCTCATCTCGACCAATGGGTTGAGAAGCTTTATTGGTACGCTAAACTTGAGGACTTCGACCTCTCCCTGGTCAAAGACCACCAAATGGAACTCGACTTGAGGACATCCGTGACCACCCTTGCGCTCATTCTCCAAGAGGGAAATGAATTATTGAAGCATGGCCTCCAACTTCCTTCGAGTCGGCATGAGAGCCAATTCAAGGTACTCTATCTTTTTTGGAGGCTGAACGTCACGCAGGAGCAAGCCGAAACTACGGCATGGCATTGGATACAGAGAAAGCACAACGGCTTTTCCAAGGATATTCTGAGGTATCCTGGAGCGGTGAGGAAAGAGATAACAAGACAGGCTAACACAATTTGGGGCAAATACGAGCTTTCCAAGGTTTACCCTGACGACACCCATAACAGTCATGGTGGCTATTTAGCAGAACCAGACTTGAGAGACATTATCCAGATATGCGGGGGCTCCACTCCACGAATGAGATTCTTGTTCCACCTGGTCAAATACTGCTATCCCCGGAGGCATCGAAACCAGGTCAACATACATCGGGATAAGTTAGTACAGTGGGGCAATGAGCGTACTTACCTGAAATACCTCAATGAGCTAGAGACTAAAGGGATAGCACAGAGGGGAAGAGGATATGAGGTTGGAGGATTCTCCAAGAGCTTGAGGCTAGACTGGAAATACAAGGATTCAAGGAAAGCCGTTCTTTACGAGGGTAGAGCCATTGAGACGTTTGAGGATACGGTAAAGGTTGTGTATTCGCCAAGGGACTTTAGAGCTTTACTTCAAAGTGCTGGAACTGAGAAAAACTATGCTAGGCGATTCGTTGAGCGAACCTTTCAAAGTAGACTAAGTGCAACACATATATAACTCTTAAAAGGAGAACCTTCTAAAGGGTTTTAAGAGGGTTTAAAGAGGAAACGGCTTGATACTCGATGCAAGACATTTAAGGGAGAGAGACAAAATGAGAGAATTAACACCGAAAGAGATTGAGCAGCTGGAAGAGTCAATGCACCACCTTGGATTCGAGAATTATCTTCTTTTCGTCAACACCTATGGAGGCGAAACCTTTTGCCATCCCAAGGGAGATTATGACAAGCTCCAGAGGACGTTAGCCGGATTTTGCATGAGGAGTCCTGAGCTGCTTCATTTCCTCCTGGAAGCGATTCGGATTGCAGTAGGAGCAAGGGGAGTTGAGATTGTAGTTGATGGGAGTAACAAGGCGGTTGAGGTGGTGAATTGAGAGAAGGCCCGGAAACTGTTGATACAGAAGGATGGGAGGCGGGTGCAAACCTCTGGATATATTTCGTTTTATAACGGGCGGTCTGTCACGTTCTTGAATGTGCAGATATACGAATCGAAGGGCGAAATTATTAAAAGTTACGAGGTGACCATGAAAGAAAAGAACAAAGTTAAAGAGGAATATCCGGGCCCTCCGGGCCATCTTAGCGAGAAGTCAAAGGCCCTATGGCATGAATTTGTGGGAATCCGGGTGACCTCGCCAGGGAGGATATTGAGCTTTCAGCAGGCTCTTGAGTCTCTTGACCTGGCAGAGGAGGCGAGAGAGACGAGGCAACGGGAAGGGCTTACCGTCACCACGGAGCGGAGTGGTGTAAGCCATGCTCATCCTCTCTTGAAGGTGGAAAGGGAGAATCGCCAGTTATTCTTGAAGGTATGGGCCAAATTGGGACTTGATTGGAACTTTTATGACGGGTCGGAGGAGACTTGCTGGGAAGGGGTTGACGGCTTCGGTTTACCCACAGGCAGGTCATAAGAGAAACTACTTATGGTGGCGCCGACGCCGCCATTGGTCAGGGGCATCCCCGCCGTCGGGAATGGTAAGCTCTTGATTTTCTTTAAGAAATTGATATGCAACCATTAAAAGGGGAAGATATGCCATTGATAAAACCCCATAAGGGAGAGTCAGAGCATACCTTCATCGACAGATGTTTGTCTGATGAGGGGATGAAAGCTGAATTTGAGGACAAAGATCAGAGATTAGCATTATGTTATGACCTCTGGGAGAAAAATAAGGAGACTAAGACGATGAGTAAGGAGATTTTGAAACGGTCTTTTCCCCTCCAGCAAGTGAGGGTAAACGGTAAAAAGGCAGCAGTTTATAACTCCCTTAGTGACGAGATGCTAGGAGGCCGGGAAATTATTCGACCTGGAGCCTTTAAGAAGACGCTGAAAGACGGAGGAAATGTCACGGCATTATTCAACCATAATCCTGACGCTATCCTGGGAAGTCGGAAAAGCGGTACCCTGGTACTGGAAGACCGTGCAAAGGGCTTATGGATGAGTATTGAACCTCCAGATACTAGCACGGGAAGGGATGTAGTGGAGCTGGTAAGAAGGGGTGACCTCGAAAAATGCTCATTTGCATTTCAAGTCATTAAGGACAAACCGGGCAAGACGGAAGCCGGAGAAGCACTCAGGGAATTATTAGAGGTGAGACTTTTCGATGTCAGTATAGTCACTTTCCCTGCATATCCGGAGCCTTCTATCCATCTTCAAAGGGCCATCCTGGTCAATGATTTTGGGCTGGACCTGGACAACCTAGTACCTGCCATGCTGAGAGTCCAAAAAGGTAAAGGAAACGGGGAAGACCACGCCCGGATTCACGTGGCGAGGACAACCCTGGACCTTCTCTTGAAGGGACCAGGGGAGAATAAAATAAACAGAGGAGGGTTTACCCGGATAAACGAGCTTATCAAAGGGGAGTGACCACCCCTTTCGATATATACCCACCTGAAAGCCGTCTATAGACACTTTCCAGGTAAAACGGAAAGCCGTACTCAAGCACTTTCTGAAAACTCAATAAATAACATATCGGTGGGGGGATTTCCCCTCCCACAGAAGGAGCAGAGAAATGAACTACAACGAATTACTTCGCCTTAGAGGCGAGAAGATAGCACAAGCACGGGCCTTGATTGACCAGGCCCAAGGACAAGGGCGAGATGTGACGCCTTCCGAGGAGACCGAAATTCGAGGACTCCGTGAGGAAGTTGACGGTCTCGCCAGACAACTCAATGAAGCAAACAGGACGGCAGCTCACCGATTCATGGATAGTGACGTACCGATGTGGGCCGTGGTGGGCTTTAAGGCCATCGAGAGAGACCTGGAGAGGTCATTGAGGGAACCACCTAAACCCCTAGCTGACAGTGGACCCCGTGAAGACCTCAGAGGACTTGTTTTCCAGGACAACGAAGGCCGGACACATCGAGCGCTTGCATTGGAAGATAGGATGAGCTCTCAACCAATGGAGAGGTGGGATGGTATCTCCGAGGGGAGTTGTGGACGGATTTTAAGAGCACGTCTCCTGGGAGACCCTTCTGGTCTCAACGAAGGGGAACGGAGAGCGATGGGCGAAGGCACGGGCAGCTTGGGCGG